TCTTTAGCTGTGATATCTACGAATGCTTCTCCGAGTTGAATAGCTACTCACCACCTTAAAATTTCTTCGGGGTTTTTATCCCCCTTTGTTTCGCCATCTTCATTAAATCTTCTGTTGTTGTAGTATCTTTTTGCTTTGACTGACTACCTGAAAATATCTTTTCTATTTCTGGTATATCACTCATATAGCTATTAAATTGATATAGAGACATATCCCCGATTTGATTAATCGTAAAGCCATAATATCTTGATAAGAGAGCAAATGCTTTATGCCAGCTTATTTCTTCTTTGCTCTCTTTGGGGAGTTTTTTACCGTCCCGCCGATTTTCATTAGTGTATTAAATATCTCATCATAATTATCTAAATCAATTAATTCATCTACATCTTGTAAGGTTATTTCTGGCTGATATTTTTGTAGGCTCTTCCATAACATAAAGCAGACTCCATCCATAGTGGACAGTTCTTTTGTTTCGTTGATATTACCATCCATAATAGTATTAATTAATTCAATTCGTTCAGCTTTGTCAGCTACAACGTTCTGAATAACTTTAATCCGCTGCCCTTTTAGATACTGCTTAAAATCCGCTAAATCCCGTAAATTAAATATACCCAGCTTATATTCCTTACCTTTAATAGTTACAGGAATACCGCTGCCAGTTATATTTTCTAATTTATCTTTTTCACTCATATTTCACTCCTTCTATTTTTTTTAACTTGATTCGTAGCTTAATATACTATCACCTTGAAAACTTAAACTTTCGTTAACTAAAGTATCTACTGCCGATGTTATAGAATGCCCGTTTACTTTTACCCAACCTTCATATCTCAAGTCATTAGTTTCATCAACATAAAATCTTATTATCAGACTATCGCCAATCCATTCTAATACTTCTTCAGTTAGCCAATGCCGTTCCGCACTACCTGTCCAACCCTTTAATGCTGCTATATATGTTCGATGTCCATCATCACAGTAATCAGTCGTTTCTAATATATCGCAAACATTATCAGCACTCCAGCTAAAGAAGCCACACACTACCCCGATTTCGCTATATGAGTGGCAAGTCCAGGTAACACCACCATCAACAGTAGTACCGCCAATAGTAGTCCCCCAAGTTACGGGCTCAGTAGAATCCGAAGTTCCATCATCACCCGTTGCAACCTCATAATAATAATCGTTCTCAGTAGTTGGTAATACCCTATCACCCACCGCATAGGCATGGTCAGCCTGCCAAGTTGCAGCGTCTTTATGTGCATACACGCCTTCATTCCAATATTTGTAAGTTACGTATACCGTATCAGACCCACCATCAGCAACTACCAATGAACCAGCAACCGTGCAATACCAGGCATTTGTTATCGGATCTCCTCCATTAGTTTTAAGAACTGCACTAACCAATACATTCGTATGAGCTAATGATCCTACACCAGCAGTTAACGCTACGCTTTCATTGGCTATATCTATACCATCACCATAGGTAGCATAGATAGCACCTAATTTTCCAGCTTTTTCAGTCATTTACATCACCTCTAATCATAATTCATTTACCTTATGCTGAAGCAGTATAAGTATAAGCACCGTTACCTTGAAAATTAACCGTTGCAGTTACTAAACCTTCAACAACACTACTAACACTAACACTTGCCACAAGAGCCGTCCCTTCATATTTTGGAGCTGTACCACCTGCCCCGATATATAAAGTTAGCGTTGCACTATCACCTTCCGATACCGTATTAACTGCATCCCAATTAAGTTCACAACTTGCTGTCCAGCCATCACAACCGCCGATAAATGTTTTGTGTCCGCCATCACTATAATCGGTAGTTGGGAGCATATCAGCTGCACCATCTAAATTCCAACCTTTAACACCTGCTGTCAATCCTGTAAAAGTAACGCTTCCGTTTTTGCCAGCTTGTTCCGCCATTTTAAATCACCTCTTTCTTTTTTATTTTTGTATCAAAATATCTTTTCCAATATTCTCTATTATAATTTGTTTTCATATGACAACTTCGACAAAGACTAATTAAATTATTAGGATTAAGATTTTTCTTATCATAATCAATATGATGTATATCTAATTTTTGTATATTTTCACATTCAGGCATTCCACATAATTGACATTTATAATTATCACGTTGCCTAATAAGTTTTTTTAATTCTTTATTAAAATTAAATGGATATGGCTCATTTGAAATACCACCTCGCCAATTAGGTGCATTTTCTCCACGACACAACAAACTTGACATAAGAGATTGGCTTATTTTATTATTGTGTTCCTTCGTATGTTTTTTATTTTTCCACCAACCAGATATTGTTGGTATATAACCTAATTTCATTTTTTCTTTTATAGTATTTTTAAAATTTTGTTTTCTCTTTTCACTCCAATAAGAATTTGATTTTTGATTATGATGTTCACTAATTTTTCTTTTTGTTTCTTCAGTAACTTCATGACCTTTTTTATAAATACATTGAGGACGTCTATTAATTCCAATTTCCTCCAACTTCAATCTTATTGTGTTACCAGAACATCCGATTTCTTTAGCCATATCATTAGCATCTCTTATATTTGTTATATATTGTTCTTTTAACCATTTTGGTTCTATATTTATTTTTCTCACTTTTGTATCTCCAAACGGTATTGACAAAAATAGTTCCAAATACCATTATCTCTCGTTAAATTATCTAATTCCCTTCGCATATATATGCTATCCCAGCCCACTACGGTTAAGCTACACCAATCGTATAGTGCCGTTAATTTAGTATATATATCGTTAATCGTTGTCGAGCTATTACTATCATCAAATATATTAAATTGTATTATCACGTTTTCCATGTCCTCTGTATATGTATAATCAGCTACCCCGCTAATTTTGTGATAGACTATGTAAGGATAAGCTGTCCCCTGCGGTGCTTCGGTTAGATACATTCCCGATACTACCGCTTTGAGTGCTGCGTTATTAGAAAACTTTGAATATAGTCCGGTAAATAATACTTGCATATAGTCTCCTTATATAATCTTCTTAAATAATTGTAATATAGCCTTCTCGTTCTTATGTAAAGCAGGTCGCAAATAAGGTCTCGGCGCCATTCTTTCCGTTCCTAACTCTAAAAATAAAGCATATTCCACATTCGTGCCAACCCTGCCAGTCGTGCCTTCTATCTCGTGTGTAATCGAGCTTCTTAACCGCCCAGTCGGTGCAGCGGGTGCGTGTCCTGGTGGAGATGGTGAAGGAACAAGCCCAATACTTTTCATTGCATCTCTCTGCACCATTAAACAAGCCTTATTTATTATCTGCTTATTTGCCTTGTTTATTTTGCTAATAACTTTTGCCCCATACCATTTAACGCCCATTTAAACTTCCTCTTTGAGTGTTATTCTTAATCGTTTCCCCTGGGTATGCCCCATATTATTAATATAGATAATCTTATATGTAGTCGTGCCTTTAACAAATATATCAGCTTCGGTTATTGTTTCCCCGATAGGGTAATCGATATAAAAGTAATGCGAGGCTATAACCGTCATTTTGTCAGCAGATAATCTTTCATCACCATGAATGGTAGATAATACATCGGTGATTTTTCGCAAGCCAGCCCATGTTATTGTTTCTCCACCCATGCCATCGGGGGTTGTAGTTTTACGCCTCAATTCAAGAGTTGTTTTTTTACCTATCATACAATCTCCCTCTTAACATACTTATCTAAAATAGCTTCCGCTTCTTTCGGTATATCCCCAACATCTAAAGTTATACTTATATCCCCTACTTTATAATTCTTTACCCCGAATATTTCCTCCTGTCGTTTTCCATACATATATTTAACTATAATCTTTATTGCCAGCTTCAGGTCATCGGGCATATTATCGGAGCTATACCCTGCATAATACGTCATTCTAACGTTACCGTGACCTTCGCTAAAACCGCCGCTATAATATATATGGTCATTAAACACTTTATAACTATCCTCGTCAATTTCACTACTTCCAACCCAAAGCTCCCGGAAATGAGATAATATTACATCATCATCATCAACATCTTCAACGATACTATCGGTAAAAGTTAAAGTTAAAGCAGCCACCCCGCCTGTATCGATGGTAAGCAGACCGCTATTGCTATCGCTATTTTGCACTAATACTTTATCACCTGCTACAAAACCATCAGTCACAAAGCTACCACCATCAGCCCTCGTTACTGTTTTTGCCGAACTATCCCAAACAAGGTTGTCAAGATTTACCGTAATAACCGGATATTGTTCAAAATATATTATTGGCTGTCCATTGCCATCGTGCCGTTCCTTAACATATAGAGCCGCCTCAAACTTTCTATCACAATAATTCTCTACCCAATCCTCAACCGCATTATGTATAACTGATATAATTTCCGATGGATCACTCGCTGCTATATCCGATGTAATAGTCTGGGCTGCCGTGTGGTCAGCATTAAAACCAAATAATAGCCCTGCATCGCTTCCAGTCGCCGTATAAGCTATGGTATGCCCTGCACCCACATCGATAGTAAATTTCTTCGTAGTAGTCGAATAGCTTACCGTAGATGATATAGTAAATGCAGTATCTATTTTACCCTGTAGTTCAGTAGCCAAATCAGTACCATTATACGTGCCGTCATCTACTTCTACACTCGTGGCAACGCCGCCGTCATAAGCTAATATTAATTTATCATGAGAAGCGTTGACGGTAAAATAGCCGATATCGACATCAAGATAATTTAATATATTAGTTAGAGATACTATCATTTATATCACCCCATTAAAATAAAGGGGTGGGAATTTCCCACCCCTGTTTGTTTAGCTTCTATCTTGGAATATCCTTACATAGTCAATTTTCATAGTACCAGTTCCAGTTTGAGCTGTAGTTTTTGCTTTACTTACCATGAAATAAGGTTGAACATTACCAACTGCTCCAGTCAAACCTGCCATGCTACCAGTCCCGACTAATACACCATCAACATAAAATTTAACTGCTGATGTATCAGTTGCGTCAATTCTATAGATGTTATATGTGCCAGCTACTAAAACAGTAGAGGCGTCATTATCATCATCATTGGTAACATTGTCATCAGTTTCCCAAAGCAATGCAGTTTTTGCAGCACTTTCTACTCTGAACCAGGCATTACAATCAATGGTATCTGGTGTTACATTATATGCACCAGCAAGCCCGAAAACTGCCTGAACTGTTTCTGTTCCTGTAGTTGGTAATACACTAAAGGTTACTCTCGCTTCAAATATCAATCCTTTTTCAAGACTTAATGATTCTTGGTCACCCCAGTATAAACCTGCACCCTGTGCCTCATCAGCATTGGTTAACGCTAAAGCCATTACTCCACCGATAGCGTCAGCTTCTTTTGCTACTGTTCCATTAGCTACTATTTTAGTAGCCCACTTACAACCTGATTCCTCTGAACCACCAGCAGGAATGGCTGTGTCAGCACCTAAAAAATCATCATAAAATACTATCGGGAACATCGGCACTACTGATTCAGCAGTTGATTTATCATAAATTACCGGATATCCTGTATTCTTCCAATTATACTTTGCTAAAGTCTTACCCATAATAATTACTCCTTTCACCCCTATTTAAGAGGCAACCTTTCGGTCAAAAGGTTATTTTTTTATTCTTTTATTTTTAGCTGCACCCCGCAGCATTTTGTCACGGGGTGCTTTGTCAATTTGCTTTATGTTTACTTTC